CTCCACGCCGGGAAGTACCTCAGTCTGTGCCAGAGGGGAGGTCCTGTGACTGTGTGGCGTGACGCGAACAAGGACTCCGTGCTTGACCACGACGTGCCAGAAGACACGGGCTACTTCGGCATCAACATCCACGCCTCGTCGAGCACGCCCTACGACCAGACAAGAGACCGGGACGAAGACTCCGACATCGGACGCTTCTCGGCCGGCTGCCAGGTCCACGCTACGACCACGGGATTTCGCGCCATGATGTCGCTGGTTAACAAGCAGATTGAGACCCACCCAACCTGGAAAAAGGCGTTCACTTACACGCTGATCGATGGCGGGTGGTAGAGACGACGAGCCCAGCGAGCTGATGACCTTGACCGCGATCTCGGCGGTTGTTGTCTCGCTCGCCCTCCTGCGCTTCTGCGGGCTCGGATAATATTTTTAAGAAATCCGAAAAAGATGCTTGACGGCCTTTTTGGGGTGTCCTAGTATCTACTCATCGACGGGCACTGAAGCCCTGGAGGACAAGAAAATGAACAACACTGCCGACATCAAGACCATCCGCGCCGCCCTGGGAGCCATCTCCAGCCATCAAGCGAAGAACGAAGGACCCGCCGAGGTCCCCGTCCACGTTGCCGCCAGCATCGTCTGGCAGGCTGGGATCAAGCAGGGAGGCCCCCTTCTCAAGCAGGCCGCGAACCTCGGGTATGTCTCGGGAGACGGCGCGGGACTTTGCTGGATTACAACCGCCGGTCACGAGCTGGTCTCCTTCGGCGCATAAAAGCCGCGAGGACCTCAACAGCATCGGCCCCCGCAAGGGGGCCTTTGTCGTTCTGGCTCCCTGGTCTTTTTCGGATTTCTGCAAATTAACCCTTGACCAGAATATCCGGCCCCCCTATAACTAACTCATCGACGGGCACTGAAGCCCTGGAGGACAAGACAATGAGCAACAACACGATCAGCCGAGAGAAGTTTTCACGGGCCTACGACGAGGCGCGAGACGAGGCCGTCAACCTTTACGGCATGACCCCTGAGCAGTTTGACGAGGAGGCGATGCGAGAGGTCGCCAGGCTGGCGGACAGGCTCGTTTGGGTCTTTGCGGTCGGCAACGTCTGCAAGCGCGCAAAGGAGGCTCACGAGTACGAGGCCCGGAAGGCTGCGGAGCGGAACTCCGAGGCTGGGCGCAAGGCCGAGGCGGAGGCCCTCAAGGAGTACATGGAGGAAAAACTTGCTTCGGCGATGGGGGAATGCTGGGACGAATGAGCCGAGCGACATCGTCCCGGCCTCGACACTGGCCCCCCTCGCGGGGGCTTTTGTCGTTCTGGGGGCGGAGTTGCTAGTATGCTGGGCGCACTCACCCCCTGGAGGTCAGATGGAAAAGTTCGTCAGCCGCAAGTTACTCCTCACCCTTCTCGCGATCCTGCTCGTCGCCGGGTCCGACCTCCTCGGCCTCGGCCTGGACGACGAGAGCCTCAGCGCTATCGTGACGATGGTTCTCGGCATGGTCGGAGCCCAGGGCCTCGTGGACACCGCAGAGGCCATTAAAACGGGCCACAAGGCCTCTCAGGCCGTCTCTGAGGTCAAGGAGGCGCTGACCGATGACGACTAAGCAGCAACGCCGCCTTGAGTCCGAGCGGAAGGCCGCCCAGTTCCTCGAAGAGAATCACCCGAAGCTCGCGTCCATCTTCGAGGACGTCGTCGTCGACCTGGGCAAGGAGTGGGTCGGGCTCCCGAAGGCGCAGCTCCGCGCCCGCCAGGCCGCCGAGATGGCCTATCGTCTCGACAAGATGACGGACCTCTCGGGCTTCTCCCCGCTCGCCGAGGCGTTGGATTTTTTCGGCTTTTACCTCGGCTGTCTAGCCTTCCTCGGGATCGTCGACGCGGTCGAGGCCGCAGCTCGGCGGAAGAAGGAGCGAGTGGGCAAGCTCAAGAAGCGCCTCGAGCTGAACGGGGACAAGATGGCCCGCAGCCGGAAGCGCCAGATCGAGCGCCGGATCGCCCGACTCGAAGAGGCGATCAAGTGATCGACTTCTGGATCGCTCTGCTAGAGGGCCTGAGCTTCCGGGCGAAGTAGCCGCGGGTCGGCCTTGCCGAATTGTACCCTCAAGCCAGGGAGCCGGGCCGTCCTGCTCAGCGACGGCGAGCTGCGCTATCAGCGAGAGACTCACGACCTCCGGGACTGTAGTCTGGAGTCGGGATCAACGATCCGGATCTACACCGAGGCCCCGAGCGAGCGCGAGGCGGATCGGATCCTGGCGAACAGAAAGGTCGAGGCGATGGAAGAAGAGCAGATCGAGACAGTCGAAGAGATCCCGGTTTCCGCCGAGATTGAACAGGCGACGAGCGTGGCCTCCGACATCGGCGGCGAGTACGCCCCGGTCCTAGCCGTCGTGCTCGCGCTGCTCGCCGTCCTGGGCGGGAAGAAGGCGTGGTCCTTCTACTCCGAGCGGGCCGAGCAGAAGCACGAGCTGGAGTTGAAGAAGCTGGAGATGCAGCGGGACATCGCCGGGGCGGGCTCTGCGCCCCCTCCGTCCTGTCAGGCCGTCTACACGAAGATCGAGGCATCGCTGGAGGAGACCCGGGCGAAGGTCGCGGCCCTGGAGAAGCGCCTGGTCGTGCTCGGTGACGACTTCGACTCCGAGGACATGGAGCGCAAGGTCAAGCGCCTCCAGAAGGCCGTCAGGGACCTCCAGGACGCCTCCCCGGTCTGATGCTGCCCTGGGGCCTCCTGCTCGTGCTCCTGGCGCAAGCTCCGGGCCCTGTGGTGACGAAGCTCGTGATGGAGCCCGAGTGTCACATCCCGGCCGCGCCGCCCTGCATCCCCTTCGACGATCCCCGGTGGAAAGTCGAGGGCTGCCGGATCGATGACGGGGCGTGCTTCGTGCTCGGGGTCGAGGCCGAGCGCCCGGAGATCTGGGCCAGCCTGACGATCTCTCCGAGGTGCCGGGATCGGAAGTCCCGGGCTAGCCTCCGAGATGCCGCCCTCATCGCCCTCTTCGATTCCGGCTACAACTTCTTTAGCTTCGATGAGCGGGTCGTCAAGTGCTCCCGCAAGGGCTTCGTCGACGTCAAGGTGACGGTCGAGCCTAGCCGGTGAGGTGGGCCAGAACGACAAAGGCCCCGCCGAAGCGGGGCCAGTGTGTCGGCTACAGGTTCTCGGGGTACACCCAGACCTTGCGGAGCACCTTTGTGCTTCTGGTTCCGTCGGCCTCGAGAGTGTGCTCAACCCATTCACACTGCACTTTATCAACGTCGTCATTCCAGACGAACCGGCCAGGCGCTCCAACGGGGCCGAGCACTCGGCGTCGCTCTCTCCAGACCTTGCGGCCAGTGATCTCATCCTCAACCATGTGCCCCTGGGCCAGGGCCTTCTTCTCACACTCTTCGGCGTCCTCGAAGCAACGCTCGACCGAGCTGGCAAGGTGGTTGTTCTCAAGGATGTCGAGGTCTCGGTGGATGATCGTGATGATGCAGTAGGCCCCCAGCTTGCGGGTCACTTTGCGTCCTCGGTAGGTGGTGAAGTTGGTCATGGTCTTGTCCTCCGTGGCGGGTGTGGCTAGTTGCTCTCGGCAAGGTCGGCGATGAAGGCGCGCTCGCCCTCAATCATCTCGGCCATGAAGTCAATCAGGGCCTCGCCCTCGACACCGCACTCGGCGACGAAGTGGTCGATCATCTTCCACATGTCCTCGCGGATGATGTCCTTGGTGGCCTCGGTGATGCGGTAGTTGGTGGCCGTGTTGTTCATTGTCTTGTCCTCCGTGGGCACTGTATGCGCCTCAACTGTCTAGATATTAGGATACCCCTAAACACTGGTCAAGCGTTGTATGCACATTTTTTTGGGTGCCCCAAGTAAGAGAGCCCCCGGGGCCTTGCGATCCCCGGGGGCTCTCTCTGGTCGGAGGACAAGTCACGACCAGCGCGTAGTCTACAGGATCCGGCTCCGAACGTAAGCCGCAAAGCTCAATCCGACCTCCTCGGCCTTCGCTTTAGCCGCCTCGTGCTCCCGCTGCGAGAGCTTGAGCGTCACCTGCCGGCGTAGGTCCTTCGGTGC